TAAATTATATTATAAGATTAAATTCTGATGGGTCAATTGATAATACATTTGTTATTGGTAATGGATTTAACGCAGTTGTAAATACAATACAAATTCAATCTGATGGTACATTATTAGTAGGTGGTGGTTTTGCTACATACAAAGCAACTTATATTAGCAAAATTATACGATTAAACACAAATGGATTATATGATAGTTCTTTATTTTACAACGTTGGGTTTGATGGTGAGGTTTATATAATTGATTACCAATCAGATGGAAAAATATTAGTTGGTGGAAGTTTTATAAGTTATAATGGAACATTTTCAAATTATATTATAAGATTAAATTCTGATGGGTCAGTTGATGATACATTTGTTATTGGTAATGGGTTTGATGGTCCTGTAAATACTATACAAATCCAATCAGATGGGAAAATATTAGTTGGAGGTAATTTTACAGGGTATGATGGTATAACCTTAAAAAGTATTATAAGATTAAATTCTGATGGGTCAATTGATGATACATTTGTTATTGGAGATGGGTTTAATGGTGTGGTTAATACAATTGTTCTCCAATCAGATGAAAAAATACTAGTTGGTGGAGATTTTACATCTTATACTGGAACCGTATCAAATTATATTATAAGATTAAATTCTGATGGGTCAATTGATGATACATTTGTTATTGGAGATGGGTTTGATGGTGTGGTTAATACAATTGTTCTCCAATCAGATGAAAAAATACTAGTTGGTGGAGATTTCTCAAACTATGATAGTATAACCTCAAAAAAAATTATAAGATTAAATTCTAATGGTTCAATTGATAATACATTTGTTGGTGCGTTTGGTGATAGTGTTTATACAATACAAATTCAATCAGATGGAAAAATATTGGTTGGTGGAAATTTTACAGATTATAATGGAACATTTTCAAATTATATTATAAGATTAAATTCTGATGGGTCAATTGATAATACATTTGTTATTGGTAATGGATTTAACGCAGTTGTAAATACAATACAAATTCAATCAGATGGAAAAATATTGGTTGGAGGTAATTTTACAGAATATAATGGTACTGGTTCAAATTATATTATCAGATTAAACTCAGATGGTTCAGTTGATGGAACATTTATTTATGGTTCTGGATTTGATAGTAATGTTAATACAATTACAATCCAATCAGATGGAAAAATATTAATTGGAGGTAATTTTAACTCTTACCCTTTAAATGAAGGTGTTTTCCAATTAAGAGAAGGAAATTGTGTGTTAATAAATTCATATGGTGCGGTAAGTAAAAATCAATCAGAAAGATTAATAACTTTCGGACCTTTCTCATCGTGTATTGAATGTACAACACCGGATGATAGTGCAGGGATTGAATCGATAATCTGTGTTAGTTGTGACGACCCGGAATCTGTTACACCAACATCAGTACCTCACGCAATTTATATTAATGCACAGGGAAGAGCAATTGCGCAAATCAATACAGTTGAAATGGGTGGATTTAACGGATTGAATAATTAATATAATATCTGTGAAGTATTTTAAATTTTAAGATATTTATAAATAAAAAACAAAATGGCAAATAGATTATTTACAGGAACAACGTGTGGTAATGGTTCGGTGATAACATTCATTTCAGATGATACCGTTATTATTGCAAACCCATTAAATAGAATATACCAACTTGGTGATGGTAATTGTATCACATTAACGGCATCAGGAGCCACTACAACCGACATTACTACTGCCGGTATTTTTTATGGCCCATACACTTCTTGTACTCAATGTATAACTCCGGTTAACTCAGCAGGAATTACATCAATAAGTTGTGATAGTTGTCCTAGCGTAACCGGTGTTACTATAACACAAGTTCCTCACGCAATTTACACTAACGGACAAAATAGAGCCATAGTACAAAATAACACAGTCACCGTCGGTGGATTTAATGGATTAAATTCTTAAAACATGAAAACAGTTAAACTTTCAGAATCAGATTTAAAAATTATAATTAAAAAAATTATCTCTGAATCAGATTATTCTACCGACGTAGAAAGGCCAACTAGTGATAGAGAACGTCAAGCAAAATCATTGTTTGGTGATAAATACGGAGCTTATATACCTAATGATGTAATTAGATATATAAGAAAAAACCCGGAACAATTCTTTAAAAAGATATACCAAATGTATGGTGATAAAGCTTATGAATATTTAGATAAAGCAAAAAATAAAGGAGAAATTTAATTTTCTCTTTTTTTTTAATAAAATATTTTTTATTGTTAAAAATGTTCTTACATTTGTATCATAAATAAATAAAGTACATAATGAAAAGAATATTTAAATTTTTTAAAAAATTGATAATAAGATATATTGTTAATTCAATAAATAAATTTGATTATCAAGACCCGGGATTATTAGGTGATGTACATATCTGCAAAGCGATATGTCGTAAACTTATTACAAGTGAAGGTTCAAAATTTTTAATTGCCCCCCTTTCATATCAAAGATATATTAAACACACCGAGTTAGGAATCTTCGTTATACTTGACAATAAAAAAATTAGTGTAATCAATCACGAATACTACTACAGTAATATCTTATTATCTAATAGAGATTGGGATAAATTAACTAAGATGTATGATACAAAAGTAGAACGTGTCAGACAAGAACTGAAAAATGAAATGAAGTCTCAAATCAAATATTCTTTAAAGGGTATTTTAGATAGAGTGGACAACTCCAAAAAATCAAAAACCCCCACTGTTGAGTAGGGGTTTGTTATTTAAAACATATCTTCAAGACTCTGTAAGTGTTTCTTAACAATATCCAAGTCACTAATGTCAGTATAATTCATCCCTCTACTTTTTAAGGTTTGTATTTCTCTATGTAAGTGTGATGTCATTTGTCTAACCATATTTGACATTGATGGGTAATTTTTAATCATATTATCCAAGTAATAAACATCCTCAGGTAATTTTAACACATCCCCAATTTTCTTAACCCAATCTTTACCATATTTATCCGCATCCATTTCCATATCCCAATAGATTTTATAAAATTCCTCAAAATCCTCAATATCCCCCATATAGGAATCTTTCAAATCAAATTCATTCATCTGTTGTTCGTGTCTTAATTCGTGGAATAATATATAAACAAACGATGCAAAATTAGGTAACATATCAGGTGAACATAAAATAATTGCCTTACTTGTTCTAACCCCTTTAAATCCGGTGTTACAAGAGTTCAATACTTTAATTGTATACCCCCTATCTTGAACGAAGTCTTTTATCTTTTCAGAAATCAAATCATATTCCTTCATTTTATCTTCAGGAATCTTTTCACTAAACTTATCAATAATCCTATCGTAATTAGAGGACATTTTAAGACCTTTTGGGATAACATCTCCCAATAAGGTACCTTCAGTTATCTCAACCCATTCTTTGACCGTATGAACGTCGTGTGTGTCTATATCATAACTTCGGTCAACACCTTTCTCCCACATACCAATAATACGTTTAACATTATTTTTTATATGTTTACCTTTAGCTTTTTTATTAGTTTTATGTGATGATTGATTTATAAAAGGAAATAACTCTGACTTTTTCCATTTTTTTAACCCTAACTCAATAGGTCCATTATATTCCCCACTACTAGATGTTGTGTTTTCTTTTATTGATACAATTTTTTTATTTTTACCCGGTGTTGGATTAATACCACTACCGTCCTCATCACTATTAGTTGATTCAGGATGTTTTGTCATATAATTAGTTATTTTTTTAGCTTTACCCTCTATTTTCTTAATCTGTTTTTTTGTCTCATCCATAGAACCGTCATAACTATCAAACTCCAATTCCGGGCTATCATATTTAGATACAGGAATATTAAACGGACCCATTTGTGAATTTGTAAATTTTCTAATACCCGGTTGAAGTGGTCCTACATAAGACCCTTTACTTCCACTATCAGTAGTCGCCTCTTTAATCTGTATTTTGGTATTTTTGTTCATATACTTATAAATATCAAACAAATTAAAAAAATGGAAGAACCTCAATTATTCGGAAAGCTATTTGAATCAATACCAATCCAATCTGAAGAACACTTAGATGCCATACTCGAAACTATGGATAAAGAACACGGAATATACTATCTAACTCAAGCGGTCAAATACGCATATCAGTCCGGGATATTCTCATTAGGAGAATGTGAAGTATTATCAAAATCAATTAGAGTAACCGCCAAAAAAGAAAAAGACGTAGAATAACGTCTTTTTTTATATAAAAATTTGGCAGTTAAAATATTATATTTATATTTGTCAAACAAAACATAAACACTATGAAAAAGTTATTCTTATTATCGTTATTACTTATCGGAACATTAACCTCTGTTGCTCAAGATAAATCAAAATCAAAACCAAAAGTTAAAGACGTTGACGAAGAGTCTAATGTTGTGATGGATTCATTATCCAAAGTTTATAAAGTAAAAGTTCAATCATATATGATTGAAACATATAATGGTGTTACAACAAAATACATTTCTTACGTTAAAGATGGTAAATTGGTGTATATTGTTGTCTTACCTAAAAAAGAAAAAGACGTAGAATAACGTCTTTTTTTATATAAAAATTTTGTCAGTTAAAATATTATATTTATATTTGTAAAATAAAACACAAACACTATGAAAAAGTTATTCTTATTATCGTTATTACTTGTTGGAACATTATCCTCTGTGGCTCAAGATAAATCAAAACCAAAAATAAAAGACATCGATAGAGATATCAATGTCTTGTTAGATTCATTATCTAAAGTTTATAAGAAGAAAGTTTTTTCTATAATGAAAATTACTAAAAACGATACTATCAAAACCTATATTTCCTACGAAAAAGATAATAAATTAACTTATGAGTTAATTAGTTCAAAACGTATTAATTAATACAACGACCAACTAACCCGTAACCTGTTTTAATTTTGTCAGTCCCGATAGGTGAATATACTTTGATTTTTTTGTCATTATTTGGTGAATCGAATTGAACTATGGTTCCCGAATTTGATAATTTATAAATCACAAATTCTTTAATACCTTTTTCAATCATTCTTTTCATTTCAACGAGTGCCGGTCCAATTTCATCACCATAGGGATTAGCATTTGATTTATTTGATAATTGTAATTTCAAATCAGCGTAATCTGTAACTGTTATCGTTAATATTTCACTACCGGAAACCGCAACCGGGTTAGTTTGTCTTGCCAAAGTTAAAAGATAAACATATAGTGGTGTATATTTCCAATCCCGGTATTTACTAACGTCACCCGTAATATACCCTGTGTCCGTTTCTATTTTACCCTGACTATCCATAATAACCAATCTATCCGGAATCTGACCCGGAGTAAATGTAGCTTCCCCTTTACCTTCTAAAATCTCATCAGTTGTTACATAATCTAAATTAGGGACCCCTTGACCAGCTTTATTATCAAAGTTAAAATTACATTTTGAACCACTACCTGTAATAGTAAATCTCACAAATTGTTCATCATTATATAATTTTTTCTTATCAGGATTGTTAATATCACCCTTAGTTTTATCGTATAATGTTTTCCCTAAAGATACTTGACTAACATCCGTAGGAACTTTAATATTTAAAACACCGTTTTTAATTAAATCTTGAAATACTTCTTCAAAATATCCTTTCACAGAATTAGCTCTCGCCAACGCTAAACTCCCTTTTTCTTCAAATCCTTTTGGATTCGTAACCTTAGATTCTCCCGCAGTAATAGTTATAAGAAAATTTTTACCACCATCATCCTTGATAAATTTATCAATTTTAGGTTTTAATGATATTATTTTTGACTTAACATTTGGAGATTCAATCTTACCATACTCAAAATTATCACCGACATTTTGAACCGGAAAAGTAGTATTAATTGGTTTTGATGTAGTTGTCGAATGATATTGGGATTGAGATGACTGTTCTAACGTTAAATATTGTCGTTTTGTAGCGCTCTCGTGAAGATTTAATATTCTTCTTTTCTCCTCATTAGATATCTCAAATAATTTATTCATAATTTTCTTTTTATATAAATACCTCAGTATCTAAAAAACTTTATTGGATTTACGAATATTCTCCTCACCCCACATCGGTTGGAGATTATCTAAACACCAACATCTCATAAATTCCTCGTCACCAATTTCTTTGATGTTAAATGATGATATAGGTAGTTTATGGTCTACGTGGAACTCACCGTAATTATCCCACGTCATTCCTTCCGTAAATTGTTTTTCTAAATGATTAATTAATTCCTCCGGAGTATATCCTAAAATATCAAAATAATGTCCGTTCTTTTCTACATTACTCTCCTTTAATACTTGATAGATTGCCGTTCTGAAATTGGATATTAGTTTATAGAGGGGGTCTCTCGCTTTACGATTTCTTTCGTAATCACGTTTAATTTGTTTAATTTTATCAACGTTATTTTCTCGGTATTTTTTAAGATATTCTTTACGATAATCTTTGTTTTGTTCATACCATTTATCATAATTTTTTCTTTTACGTTCTTTTGTTTCGGGTTTTGATTCATATTTCCTCATAGAAACTTCCCTACCACCAATATTTCTTCTACCTGATGGACCCATAATAACATTATTTTCTTTTAATATTCTTAAAATTGTTGGTTTACTAATCCCTATTTTTTCAGAAATAGTATGTGACCCTAAAAGGTCTTCATTATACATTTTAAGTATATTTTTTAATTCGTTATCTGTTGGTATAAATTTTTTCATATAATATAAATATACTATAACTATACCAAAAAATCAATTGTTAATTTTATAATATAAAAAAAAGGGACATATAGTCCCTTTTTGTTAAATATTTTAAGATTTTGATTATCTCAATTCTCTTAAATCGAATGTTCTAACACCATCAACGGTAATTTTCCCGTAAAATCTGTTATTGACCATCTTTTTCGCGTATCTCGTCATTATACCTTTAATCGGTGTAAAGTTGAACGGATTGTACATTGTTGGAGTTAATTGTAACGGTACGTATGGTGCGTAGATGTAACCTGTGTCTAACAATGATGTTCCTTTGTGTCCTACTAACACTGTGTTAGCTGGGAAGTAAGGGTCACGGTAAACTTGGTAACGACCTGCTAATGTACCAACTCTTTCAATACCCATGTTGTATTGGTCTTGCTCAGGAGACGCGTTAGATACGTGGAAGTATTCTAAATCGTCAAAGATAGCAGAGATTTCAGAAGAAACCACAATCCAGTTAGCACCACCTCTTAAAGTAGATTTGTGGATTTGAGCTGATAATTGGTTAATCGCAGTGATTAACGTTTGGTTCCAATCTTTTTGAGTGTAGTTTGTAGTTGCAGAAATTCTTCTCCATCCATTGTAATCCCATCTTAAAGTCCAAGCTGCACCTTTACGTAAATCTCTTAAGATTTCACGGTCGATTTCAGCCGCAACTTGTTCAGATAATAAAGCTGTTAATTCAGCTTCAGCATCGATGTTGTGGAAAGCCGCAACGTCTTGAGCTAACTCAGGAGACCATTGTGCTCTTAATTTTCTTTCAGTAACAGAAACTGTAACAGAATCTAAGTCGAAAGAAACCTCACCGATTTTATCTTCAAATTCTAATTCTTCGTAACGTCTGAAAGCCGCTTGGATAGGTGCGTTAACTCCTGTTCCTGAAAACGCTGCAGTAGTAATTGTTGCTCCTGAATATCCATCAGGTGTAGATTGACCACAAGATACACATACCGGTACTTGAGTATCAACTTCTAAATAGATAACACCAACAGCATCACAAATATTTTTGAATGAACCACCATTACCTAATGTTGGATATGTTGCTGTAGTTGTTGAACCATATTGTGCAATACCTTGACCATATTTTTGAGTTACAACTCTAAATAATAATGGTGAAAATGTTGATGTACCTAATTGAGTCGCAACTGTTGCGTTAGATGTAAATAATTTAAGACCTGATAAAAATTCTTCAGTGTCCATTTCTTGACCGTTAGGTCCGATTAATTTACCGTCACCTGTACTAGAGAAACCTGACATACCTACTAAGATTTTTCTAAATTCACCTGCAGTATAAGCCGAAGCTGTTAATCCTCCGTTAGACCAAGAAACGGTCTGACAAGAAGCTGTAATAGCTGACCATCTACCTTTTGAATAATCAAATAAACCTTCAGGGTCTAAACCTGGTTCAGTCCCTTCGTAGAATAAATCATAAAGGTTTTTTTGGTATGCTCCTGCAGAATCACCATAACCTTGATTTCTGTCAGCAGGTGCGTAATTACCCGGAGAACCTACAGGTGAGTAGTGGTCACCTGACATATTACCTGTACCACCTGAAAATCCTTGGATTTTTGGTACAAAGAAGAATAATTTACCGATTGGTAAATTCATTGCTTGTACAGATACGATTTCATTCGCTAATAATTTAGAGAATACTCTTCTTACGATAGGGAATACAACAGTTTCAAACGCTCCGTTAGAACCTTCACCTGTTGCTTCGTTTATCAAGAAAGACGCTTGGTTCTCATATAACTGAGCTACGTTTTCTCTCATATGTCCTTTAAGACCTTCTAGGAATCCTAATTTATCCCATTTGTTGATTGTGTCTTCTTTGATAACTTTAAGGTGTTTTAACCCGATGTTACCAACTAATCCTGATTCTAATAATGCTCCCATTTTTTTGGTTTTTATTTATTTTAATTTATTTTTATTTTATTTTTGTCATTAAATCTTTCATTCTTAAGAACTGTGGATTCTCATATGTTTTTGATTCAAGTAAGTTAACCGCTCCTGTAGAAGGTGATTTTGCGATTGTTCTTTCGATTGACTCATTCATATTTTGAGATTTAGTTCCTGCAGATAATTCATTTTTAACAACCTGATATAGATTTTTAGATTCTTTGATAGTTTCAACTCCATCAAATCTTCTTAAAATGTTAATTTTTTCTTGTTTTGATGTTGAATGTTCAGTGAACAAACGTGTGGCGTAAGCCAAGTTTGAGTTGAAGATTGCAACCTCGTTTAATTTACTTCTGAAAACATTAAGCGCTTTTCTGTATTCTTCGTTTTTTTCTCTAAGAACTTGTAACTCTGAATTAGTGTTACTTTCTTTGATAGCGGTATTAAAGCTTGAATGAGCTCTTGGTTTTGGTAAACCACCTTTTCTAAAGTTAGACCCTGCACCTAAAGTACGAACCGCCTCTTTTGTCTCTTCTTTTTTACCTTCAACTTTTTTAACCATTGGTTTTCTAGTTGAACCTTCTTTTGTTTCAGTTTTCTTAACAACCTTATTTGTTCCTAATTTACTTCCAGCATTTTCACCTTCTTTGAAATCAAATTTAGCTTTACCGGTACCTACAGATTTAGGAGCCTCTTTCATTTTAGTATTAAACCCTTTACCTTGATTAGGTTTTGTGTCGTATTTGAATTTTGGACTTCCGATTCCAACTCCTTTAGGTTTCATTGACATTTTTTTAGATTCCATAACTGTAGAATCATCTTCCATATCATCTTCTTCATCTAATTCGTCTTCTTCATCCATTTCGATTTCATAAACGATTTCTTCGTCGCCCATATCATCAGATTCGTAAAACTCATCAGATTCGTCAAACTCATCAAAGTCAAATTCAGTTTCTTCTTCATCATCAGAACCGAACATTCTCTCTACGATAGATTCAATAGATTCGTCACCCATATCATCTTCTTCGATTTCTTCGTTCCATTCTTCATCAAAAGCCATTTCTTCTTCACCTTCTCCAACAATCATATACTCTTTACCGGTTTCCTCATCTTTAAGGTGAGTGTTTCCTTTGTCGTCTTTTGTTACGACAATATTGTCATCCGGTCCCATAAGTTGAAATACTCTAAGTACTTCATCATCGTCTGCGTCAGTTAAGTCGATAGTGTCTTCGTCGTCCATATCTTCTTCATCACTGAAGTCCATATCTACTTCGTCGTCCATATCATCTGTATCCATTTCGTCACCTTCTTCTTCTGAATCATCACCCATATCCATATCGGCAATATCATCAGAACCCATAGGGTCTTCCATTTCAACATCATCAGGGTCAATCTCATCTTGTTCAGTTAGAGATTCTTTTACTAGGTCTTTGATTTCTTGTTTCATTGTAGAAGCAAGTATTCCTTTTGCATTTTCAGCTACCGCTTCTTCCAAATTTTTCATTTGGATGATAG